AGCACCTCTCCCTGTCACCGAAGCATGGTCCAGCACTTACAGTGGACTCTATGCTCGTGTGCCACGAAGCGCCTACACGCTCGTTACAGGCAGTGTATGGAAGCAGATGGAGATCAATGCGGCGGGTGATTATTACCTGACAGCGACGACACTTGGCACAGCGAATGCGGAGTATGTCAAAACGACTGCGAGTTATGTCGCCAATCAAGGATGGTATATCAGCGCGTATGTCCCGACCTGGGTCGACAAATCAGCACTGCCATTCCTTCGCGTTGTGTGGGGCTATGGATCCGGATCGACAGTGGAGATGGTGTTTCGTGGCGACGGCTCATGCATCGTCTACAAAGATGGAATCCAGAAGGGTGTCTACGACCAGTCTGACACGAACAAGAATCCTGGTCGAGCTGTAACCACGGCTAGTGCTGTTGGTCAGCGTCAGGTCAGCCTGATGATTATTCCGCTCAAGCGTCGTGAAGTGCTCGTGACATCGACCTTCGGTGCGAACTTTTGCCATACCTTCGAGGGCCTGAACGACGTCGAAGGTAATGTAATACTCCCGTCTGGTTCATTTGCTTTTAAGGTGCCGTATGGTCGACCGACTGTGCAGATCGCACCAGTGGCATACGAGACGACCGGAATCTTTTACAGCAAAAACATCACGCTGCGATATCCACCTCCGGTTGGTGCGACCTTCGTGCCACAGATCTGGGGTGATGTCGTGGGAACATCCGCAGGAACTGTCACAACGGCCGTCGCTGTAACCGATGGTTTTTCTGCGTACACGCCAGATGGCATCATTGAGAATCTGCGGATCAAGGTGACCATCACGACTCCGAGTCCTTACACGCAGACGTATGGTCTCTCCGCAGCGATGGCAAGCAGCACACCAGCTGCGACGACAACATACAATGGTCCAGTCGACATCACAAATTACATCGATGATTTAGTCCTGTCTGTTGATGAGACTTCGCGCACCACGCTGAAGATGAGCGCCAGGCGCCAGAAACTCCTCGATGCTGGCGTGGCACAGCCACAGATCACAGGCGATCGTCCTATCCGTGTGGCGATCTCTGACAGCGCTTCACCGACACCTGTCTACACTGACATCTTTCGAGGCACACTGGCGCCTCCGCAGATTCAGTATGAGCAGGGTGATACGAGTCTAAAGTTTTCGACGCTCCAGTTTGAAGGCATGGACAGGACTCGCGACTTTGAGCTGTATTACTTCCAGGACGGCGTCCTGTACGACGGGTATACCGCAGAGTCAGCTATCGGTGACCTCATGACGATGGCCGGTTATCCTGCGGCCACTTACCTTTTGTATACTGATGCAGTCGGTATCAATATCTCGCGTAGTCCAGACATAGCTCGCGGGTATTCAAGTTTTGTCCCTCAGCGTGGCGACACGATCGCTTCAATGATCAATAAGATTAAGACTGACTACGCCGCAACCTTTATCAGTGGATGGTCTCCGACGACATCAGGTTATAAATATCAGTTTTCAAATCCTGCCGATCTAACTTCGACAAGCGTAATGACTCTGTATCAGAGTGTCCCGGCAGCAGCTGCGGCTGGCGTCACTGCGGCGCTCCAGCAGAAGCGCGTGGTCCGTAAGATGTCCGCGCATTACGAAAGTCCAGAGTGCAATCAAATCACCGTCATCGGTCAGGATCCGAGGACTGGCGATCTGATTTATTCCTACGATGCAGACAGTGCGAGTCAGACAGCCGGAACTGCTCCAGCGGCCAGGCCAGACAACTGGCGCGGTCGACCGGTTCCCTACATTTTGTCGGATCCAGGCATCACATCTGGTGCTGTGGCTATACAGGCGATGGAAGCACTTAAGTCCAGACTTATGACAGGTCGCATCCTAGTTGAGTGGGAGAGCGACTTTCTGGTACTGTCCACTACGAATCGACCTCTCTGGGTCCGTGACGTTGTGACCATCATGCAGCCTGATGGCGTGACCATCAAGGGCGTGTATCGCATCATCGCGATTCCGAGCATTGAGTTCGTGGTCGAAGCTGGAGTGAAGCAGTTCCGACGCGCAAAGTATCGAGGCCTGTATTTGTCTGCTGGTGGCGGATAGTGGCATACCTCGACGGCACACGGAGTGCGACAGCCGCATGTGATCTGTCGCTCAGTTACAACATCCTCGTATATCCTGTTGACCTTGTTCCGTTTGTTGCTCTTAAACTAGGCTATGTTGATGGCACAATAGGCGGCGCAGCTAGTCACACAGGCGCCTTCAGCACATGGACATGGTCATGGACTAGCACACCTCATGCGCCGAACTGGCAATGGTTTATATACTTAACGATGGTGTCCAATGACGGCTATGGTCACACGACCACTGTGGTCAAAACAGTGGCCAATGGCACTGAGAGTTTCGCCACTGAGTGGGTTGACGTCGGTGCAACGATAACAGGATCATGGTCGTGTACTGTCGGGACCGACAAACTTTGGAACATAACAGAAACGGCGTATTCAGGATCGATTGCACCGACTGTCTTTCCACCAGCGACAGCATACCAATGGTATGAGCTGTCCAGGTATGGATCTACACCGTCCTGTACCTTGACCATCGGTGGCACTGCATGCACTGCTACTGGCGCCTATGCATCTGGTGCGCGTCAGTCAATGACGTACATCTTCGGTGTGGAATATTACGGTATTTGTCAGGATGAAGCGACAGCGGCAGCATCAGTCAGCAATTACCTGGTCAATGGTTTGACCCCATATGTCGCATCACAGAGTCACACTTACCTCGGTCAAAATACGACAAACTGGTCGGTGTCTTTGACTGCGGCTACGCTTGACGATATCATCGTCGAGCTTAGTACTTACGCCAGGCTAGCAGCCACATGCAGCCTGATCGGTCGCACTCGAGCATGGTCGACATCCTATCCAGACAGCTTGACAGTCAGAGTCACAGGATTTGACAAAGAGACACTCGGATATCGTGACGTCAGTGGAACAGGATCTATATCTGCATCTGACATCTTCTATCTTTATTCGACCGTCAGCGACATCACAAAAAATAGTTCGACACAGAATCAGACAACTGCTCTCGACAGTGTTCCGACTAGCGTGTCGACGGCTATCACCGGCGCATCACTTACAGCTCTCGGTGAGGCAAATACAGAGACTCGGTGCATGTTCCGTGGCTTCAGATTCGATGGCTGGAGTTTGGCATACAACACGACCAGGAGCATCGCGGGTACGACAAACGACCGGTCGTTTTCACCGTACGAAGGCATGTCGGGATATCGCTACCTTGACATCCAGATCAAGGCGCAAAGCGGAACATCAATCGCTGGAACATTCGTCATCACCGACTACCATGGCAATACTAAAACCTGGAATGTCACAGCTGCGACCACGTCGTATCAGACGGTGACCATCGACCTGTGCAGTCCTGATGCGTGGTCAGTCAGCGCACTTCCACTCACCGATGGCAAGGACAATCCCTATCCAAGGAAGAACACTGTCAGCACGTCCTACGCTGGCTCAGAGAGCGTTGATAGTGCGTATTGGGGTGTTACGTCATGCCAGCGTCTACGCATCGCTACAGGCGCGATTGACCTCGGCACCACGACGCTCAAGCAGGACACGACAAACGGCTCCACGAATAGTCACTATGTTCCGAGTGGTCTTGGATACGAACACGAGCGCATCACACCTGCCATCGTCGCCGAAGTAGACACGACGACGTATTACTATTCGAGGCGTTTTTGGCAGCAAAACAACGATGGTCGGCACGAAGAAGAGAGCGACTATCAGTGGCAAAAGACTGTAGGCGGCGCCACAGGCGTGACCTCGTATGCTGTCACTCCGCTCTCGATCACAGACATTGTCGCGCAGGTCAATGCGGCGGATCTCAGTATCACCCGACATCCTGGCTGGACCGCTACGAACTCCGTGGCGTATCCTGGGAGTGGTACATGTAGCGTCTCACAGCCTCCACTGAGAGACTGTTTCCTGAATGGCGGCACTGGTATCAGTACATGGTTGTATGGCGGTGGAATCCTCGCAACACCGAACGCCACAACCGGCACAGACTTCGCGTATGGCTTCGAGATCGCGACCGGTACCATCACAGCACAGACACTTTTCGACTCAATAAACGGTGACTTTCCGCCTGATCTGTATGACCCGTTCGATGTCAATGGTGGCACAGACAGTGCTCTCTACCTGCCATTCGGGGCCATTCTTCGAGGGCCAGCACACGGTATTGTCCTGGACACAGCTGGAGATCCAGCGACCACCGGAACCGTAACGCTTCAGCTCTCGAGTGACTCATCATCTCGAGGCACTGACACGAGCTTCGACGCGCTCGGCAACTACCAGACAGGCTCACCGTTTGGACTCGGCAAAGCGAATCACAGCATCATCGAAGCTCTGAACAGCGTCGGTGTCAATCCGATGTATTCGGCAAAGCGACAGCGCGCAGTGTTTCGCACTGAGGTGCTGTCAGGGAACTGCACGGCGGCGGATGTCAGTCCAGCGCAGCAAGCGACCTATGGTGTCGTGACATCTGGTGGCGGCGTAGAGCTTTATCACGCCAGGGCGCACAACGGGACCAACTGGAGTCTAGTCACAACGTCGATCACAGGCGCTGTCTGTCTGAGCCTGGCGTATCAGAAGAACAGCGGCGCGATGTCGCTCATCATTATCGTGGATGACACTGATGGAAGCGTGAAGCGCTACACGACAGACGACGAAGGGAACACAGTATCAGTGGCTACAACAATCGGAACCGGTACGCATGGAACGGTCTGTGTCTCACCGAATGGGATGGAGTACATCTTTTTCAGGACATCATCAAGCAACATCCAGAGGGTCAAGCGCGATCCGATGGGCAACGTGATTACAGCTGCTTCTAACGTCGTGACGGGCAGCGTGGCCGATGATGAGCTGGCGTGTTACTGGCGCCTCGGAGTGATCTACATCATCTACACGCACACCACGAATGGCATCACGATCGTGAGTAGCAGTGACGACGCGGAGACCTTCTCTTAAAAAGGAAACGCCTCCAGAGGGGTGCTGGAGGCGTGAGGACTAGGAACTAGAAACCGGTTGGACAATAGGAGTATACAACATGAGCGAGCGGACAATAGCATTACTGAGCGCAGATCTTGCGATGGCGAATGTCGGTGTCCAGGAAGTCGGCGAGAACAGAGGCACAGCTGTCGAAGCGTACCAGGCATCCTGCAAACCTCCGGTCCCTGCTGGCTCACCCTGGTGCGCGGCACACGTGCGCTTTAGGCATAAGCAAGCAGCCACGCAGCTCGGCATCATTTACGATGAAACTTTTCCTCGCTCGGCATATTGTCCAGACTGGTCGCGGTGGTTCAAAGCAAACAGTCTGTGGTTGCCTGTCCAGCACATTCGAGATGCTACGACCTCGAAGCGACCACGGCGCGGTGATCTGGCGCTGTTCTACTTCAGCGCTCTCTCTCGCATCGCTCACATCGGCATCGTGACTAAGGTCGAGGAGTGGGGTGTCTACACTGTCGAAGGTAACACGAGTCCGGAACCATCGGATGAACTCTCCGTCGAGCGTGATGGTGATGGCCTGTATGCGAAGAAACGGAACTGGCACGAGTTCGGCAAGTTTGGCGGCTTCGGCTTCGTAAACTTCTGATAAACCAAAAGACCAGGCGATGCGCTCACCTGGTCTTATGTTTGGCTAGTTGTTCGTTCACCGATGTGGGAGCACCGGCATAACGACTATACATTTACCGCCAGACATGCACCACTTTTTCTTTGTGTGCGGGATTTTCTTCAATGCGGAAACTCACGATGCCATCGAGCGCAGGGTGAATAAAGATCAGCGCACCATCCTGATTTAGGCGCTCCAGGATCTCGTGTTCATTTGCCTTCAGGAGCCACAGGAGTCCTTGTGGCTTCTCTTCTACGCGTGTGATTTCTTTGTCTGATGTTTGTTTACGTGCCATGAAAATACCTCCATACCAGTATGGTCTTAAGTCAGCGCCGCCATCGTGATCGGCAGATGTTCAAGCATGATGTTCTGAGCTCCCTGGGCGATGTCGCGATGTTCTAGCTGCGTATCCGGACGTGTCCTCAACTGCACATAATGAATCCACGAGCGGATGCTTCCGCTCATGTACATCGTTGTCGGAGTGCACAGCGGCAGGACCATGCGAGCAGTCTCCGCAGCCATGCCATGTGCGATGAGATCGCGATACACGTCGGTCGCAAACTCGATTGATGAACCGACCAAATACAGCGCGTCCTGCTGCTCTTTGGTTAGTTCTTCTATCTTCGGTAGTGGGAGGCTTGATTGACGATTGTGAGCGCCAGCAAGGCGCATCTCTGGGACCTCGATGTCCTCGACCACTGTCGCGTACCGCTGACTGAACTCCTGGAACGAGAACGATCTGTGTCGGAGCAGCTGCGCGGCAATGGCTCTCGTGGTCTTTACCTCAATGCACATGCTGGCCATCTCGAAGATTGACCAGTGTCCGTGACCGACACAAAACCGAAGCAGTCGAGTGATGTCAGGATTGTCCTGGTTCGATGGGTTCGAGACCCTGGCGCAATAGCCGATGACACTCTCGGCATCGGGCGTTATCCATACTAGTTTGGTCATGACATAACCTCCCATTTTTTATTGTCTTCATTCCAAATGTGTTCAAAGATGACCCAATCATCGGCACATACATCATTCAGGATGAAGTCGAAGTTAACAGTTTTGTTTTCCTCGATATACAGTACAGATCGTTTCACGCTATTGTTTGGAAACAAAACCTCATCGTCCGTAAAACGAATAAGGTCGTGTTTTCCCCAATGAGGCCGACGAACGAAACGTCCACATCTCATCGCTTCCACTGCTTTAGCCCATGTCATGATTTGACCTTCGCCTTCTGTCCTTCCACTCTACACCTGGCGTTATAGTCACTCATTACAGATAGACTTTTTGCTAAATATATGCGAGTGTAGCGTCCAAACAATGGCCACTGTTCGTTGATTTCTTTCCATGCCATTGAATGCCACTGATGCAATGGAATCCTGTCCTTCATGTCATGACAAGCGGTACAGCACGGAACAATGTCCGTGCCTCCGTTTCGTTCAGGCATTGGCATGTGATCGCCAGTTACCTTCGCGGAGTGACAGTACATCACTCCGCAGTAGAAGCATTCAGACGTCATGCGTTCGGGTCCTCTTCACCGATTACGAAGTGCGACCCGTTGTGGTAACCAGGTATCGGCTTAGGTGTTGGTGCGAGCTTCTTCAGCGTGGTCTGCTGTGGCGGTCCTGGCTTGATCTGTGGACGTGCCTGTGTCTGTTGTGCAGCTCCATTCCCATCGTCATCCTCATCCGATGCTAGCGACAACAATGCACTGAGGCTGTAGCGTCGACCATACGAGAGTGCGCTGCCGAATCCGTGCGATGTCTGTTGCATCACAGGGACCTGTACGACACCAGCGATCCACTCACCTGAGCTGTGAATGACACGGCTCTCGACCGTGATGCTGATGCTGTGCTCACCGTCGATGGTGTCCAGCACCGACTGCACGACGATGAGACCATTCTTCGCGAGCACTGGTCGCACGACCTCCATGATGGCATCGAGTGATGTGTACTTTGAGCGAAACGCAGGATTCGTTGAATCCTTCGTTATTGGCCTGATCTCAGCCTGGGCCTTGACCAGCGCTGGTGCGATTGCACCGATTGTTTCCGACATTGTCATTTTGTTAACCCCTTGATTCTTAATCCTGCCCGCATCAGTGCGTCTCCAAACATCTGAGACCATGTCATGTTGCGATGCTCGATGATGTCACCAGCGTACGTGTACAGGCGCCAGCGGCGCAGCTCCTCGAGCACGGGTCGCAGTGCAATCACAATCGCTCCCCATTCTTGACGCTGGTCGAGATGCGCCAGGCGCAGCTGGTCGTGTATGACAGCGAGACTGTCATACATCGATGCGCGAATCTGACGTGCCCATTCAACCTGTCGCTGTGATCCAGTCATCACAATGGTGCGTGGTCGAAGCAGGATCTGCATCTGCGTCCAGTGGTCGTCAGCTGCTTTCTGTGTGCTGCACATCATGCAGACTCCAAGCGTAGACGCCATGAGGCGCATCTTCGCCTTCATGTCGCCGGTCGTGTATCCAAACGTGTGAGTTTCAGTGTGTCCGCACTTCCACTTCATTTCGATTCGTTCGTCCATTGTCCTGTCCCCTTCGTGTGGTGTCCGCCACATCAACATCCTAGCATAGGTTGACATACAGTGTCAACTATGTGTATAACAGGAACATGATTTACGGACATACACAGATGGATATCGCTACAAAGCTCGGTATTCACAAATCGGTAGTGTGTCGGATGCTCTCCGGCGCTCATGCTGTCAGACATTCGACCGTCAAGCGCCTGGCTGATGCAATCGGTCGCAGTGAATACGAAGTGCAGCTGTGGATCCTGTGCAAACGTGCAGGTCAGACTCTCCCGCAATAGACAGGACTAGGACAAAACAATGGACATCAAACTTTCGTGCATCGTATGCAATCGACAAAACGTCGTGCCTTATGGCCAAGGACATCGCATCTGTGGAATCTGCTCACAGCGTGAGCTCAAGCGCGAGCGGCGCCTACGGACACAGCGCCGCATCCAGATGGTCGGCAGCTTCGTCGTGGTTGTTCTGGCTGTATGGACTGCATGCATGATGGCATCAGACTGGGACACTCCGAACAGTCCAGATCACCGTGCACACCAGGCGATGCAGTCTCGTGACTGACGCCATCACAACCTGGTCACAGTATCGAGGTAGCAGACGCACGAGCACCACTGGACTCCTGACGCCCGAGGAGGAGTTCTTTCTCGGACGCATGGTCCAGGCTGGCACTGATAAAGACAAAGACAAAGCGACCGCTGAGTTCGTCAATCACAACGTCCGCATGGTCAGCGCTATCGCCAAGAAGTTTCGTGGTCGTGGATGCGAACATGAAGATATGATCACCGATGGCATGCTTGGATTGCATCACGCGGTCCAGCGCTATGACCCGTCACTCGGTCATCGCTTCTCGACGTACGCGACCAACTGGGTTCGACAGGCTGTCGGTCGAGGTGTCGAGAGTCGTGGTCGAGACATTCGTCTACCGTCACACGCCATCGCGAAGTTGTCTCACATCAGAGTCTCGCGCCAAGAGTACATCGTCAAGCACGGTGAGACTCCAACACCGGCGGAGCTGCTGGTGTACGTCCGTGAAGTCGTGCACACTTACCCGCGATATCTTCACAAGCAGATTGAATCACTCGACGTCAAGTCGCTGACAGAGATCCTCCAGCACGATGTGAAGCTAGTCTCAAGCATCGATGAGCCTAATGCCTACGGCCAAAGCCGATACGACTTTATGCCATCAGGTGAACCTCCTGTCGGTGACCGTCTAGACAGAGAGATTCTTTACGCGCAGCTGCGGACAGTAATGGAAGTACTGACGGACCGCGAGATTGCATGTCTTCGCTTACGCTTTGGGTTCGATGGATTGTCGGACGGCAGGTCACTCGAGGACGTCGGAATCCTGATCGGTTACAGTCGCGAGCGCATCAGACAGATACAGGTGCGCGCAATCGACAAATTACGGGTGGCCGCTGGGGCTGATGTCCTGGCGGAGATATTTGAGAGGATGGAACTTTGAACGAGTCAGAACAGCAGATCGCGTTTTTCAACTGGTGCCGGGTCATGGCGGGAAGTGACCAGCGCCTGGGCACAATCTTCGCGGTGCCGAATGGCGGCTACAGGTCGAAGGCCACAGGTGGCCGAATGAAGTCCGAAGGACTCAAGGCTGGCGTCTGGGACATTTTCATCCCGGTTCAAATGGGACAGCACTGCGGGATGTGGATCGAGATGAAGGCAGGGAAGAACAGTCTCACGCCAGGACAGATCGCATTCCGTGAGTCTGTCGGCGAATCTTACCTCTGGTTTGTTGCCTATTCCTGGGACGAAGCAGTGGAGGCGACGTGTCGATATCTAGGCATCGCGAGTGGCATCAACTAACAGCTGCGCGTTGATCTCATCGGCGAGCTCGATGCTGTGAAGTTCACAGATCAGATACCAGACAGCCTTCAGCAAATCGTCGGTCTTATCTTCGCCAGGTTTAGAACCTGCGCGGAGAAGGTATTTGAGGGCATTTCCTCTTTTGAAGTCGAGACCATAGGCGTCGATGATTTCGATGGGCTGAATCGGTTGTATGCGGTAATGTGTCGGGACCTGCTTGGACATGCAGGGATTATAAGGGGTAAGAATGAATCGTGTATCAGAGGCTGTGACTTTCCTGTCATGGCTGTTTGAGCCGTACTCTGATGGCTTCGTCGAGATCCGAACGATGAATCAGGGAAAAGTGCAGATGCGCTTCTGGGAACTTCCAAGGACGGAAGCAGACTGGACCGGCATCGGCGAAGCCTGTATCCAGTGGAGTGACGCTGGAGATGATGTTTACGTCGGCGTGTTGCCACGCTGGCGAAAAGGAGGACGGGACAATGATGTCCATACTGCTGGTGTACTTTGGTGCGACATCGATGACCTTACTGGTCTGGATCAGGCTGCAACGCTTGAAAGAGTCACAGTCGCGGTTAGATCGGGGAAGGGTCTCCACTGTTACAGGCGACTCAAAACTACTGGTATTGGGACTAAGCCAACAGAACAGCGCGAGTTCGTGCAGCTGCTTGAACGCTGGATGCTCACACTCTCAAAAGCTGCGGACATCAAGTGCAAGAACCCGTCACGAATACTACGAGTCCCTGGAACTCTAAACTGGAAAAACCGTGAGGCGCCTCGATTGGTGGAACTCACGAAGTATCCTCCAGAAGCCTCCAGAATCGTCGAGGAGACACAGACCACGCATCCATGGGGCGATGAGTGGTCACGCCTTCTAGTCACCGCTAAAGCGGGAGACCTCCCAAAGCGTGAGCGGGGCAATTGGAATCTTGGCCAGTACAAACACGGCGACTATCTGCTGTACTGTTTCAACACCACCATCATCGGCATCGAGCAGATGCGAATGATGGGCATGGTAGAACATGCGACCGAGTGTCGTACACTCGTAACCACTGCGCTGGACACGCAGACTTTCTTGGACTAGGACTAAAATGGACGAACTTTCACTGGACGATCTCCGCGCCATGGTGGCCGGAGACATGCAGACGCATGCTCGGATTATCGCTCACGGCGAGCACCACTGGGACAAACTGTTCCAACCTCACCCGTCATCTGGCGGTGCCTTCGGTGGCCGCAATAACGCATTGGTCACACTGCTCGGATTCCTCCGCGCAAAGCGATACACGATCGACGTCGCACAGCTGCAAGCGGTCTGGTGGAGTGACACTTATTGTGATCCGCCACTGGACCGCGAGGTCATCCTCGAGACCGTTGGTCGCTTCTGGGCACAATGGGCAGCAGGGACCGTGCCTGATGATCTGCCTGGTGGTCAGACTCTCGCTCCCTGGGAGGTCTGGGACTGGACACGGATGGAGACAGAGGAGGAGAAGCTCGGGAAACAGTCCTGGCTGATTCCTAACATCCTGTCGACTGGTGGACTGCACTATATTTCGTCACCTCCAGGCAGTGGGAAAACGTGGGTGATGTGCGATCTCATTCGCGCCTGTTGCTTTGGTGGCAAGTGGCTCAATGAGTTTGAGATTCCGCAGACGAAGGTTCTCTACCTCGATGAGGAGATGGGCGTCCAGAAGGTGTTAGAACGCCTGAGGAAGCTCGGAATGCGCTCGGCTGAGGGAATGGGCTACCTCAACCGTGTAGGCATCAGGTTCGACCAGCCGCTTGATGTCGAGAGGATTGTCAAGCATTGCCAGTCGCAGGGTATTGGTCTGGTGCTCATTGACTCTCTGGTGCGTGTGCATGGCCTGGACGAAAATGACAACAGTCAGATGCGTCGACTCTACGATTCGTTTAAGAAGTTGCTGGATGTCGGCATCACTGTCCTGATTGCTCACCACAATCGCAAGGGTGGCACTGACTCGACCGTCAAGCACGAGGGTATGCGCGGCGCGGCGGAGATTGTTGCAGCTGCTGACATGGCATACAGCGTCGAAAAACAGGCGAATGGTTTGTACAGAATGTTTGTGACTAAGGGCCGATTGATCAGTGATGAGGACGCCATCGATGTGACGTTTGAAATTCGCGATGAGGATGGCTTGACACAGGTGCGAACGCTTGACGCTGGCGCCAGGAGCGAGGTCATTACACAAGAGATCCGGTCGAAGCTCATTGAGCTCATCAGTGGCGAGCCAGGCATCACGCAGACACGTCTCGCTGAGCTGTGTGGCAGTAGGAAATCAGTCGTGGCGGCTACACTTGCAGACCTTGAATCAAGTCGCATTGTTACTTTTGACAAGGGTCCAAAGAACTCGAAAATGTACCGTCCGACAGGTCTGCTTTAGGCATTTTCTGTTGTTCCCGCTGTTGTTCCCGTGCTGTTCCCCCTTAAGTATCAGAAAACGGGAACAACAGAAGAAAAACCCCCCTTTGGAAACCCCCCCTGCGAGCATGTAAGTGTGCTCGCTTAGGGGTCTTAAGTTGAAACTGCTCCTGCGGGCCGGGCGCTTACGCTGGCCCACAGGAACAGCGTCAACTTTATTTTTTGACAGATGGTTTGATGTCTGGTAATGTCAACTTGGCAGTGCTGGTGGAATAACCTTTTGGATTGGTCACTGATCCAGCACTGTCAACTGAGCGGCCTTATGGCCGAAGGAGATTATAAAATGGGTTTCTTTTCATCTGCCACGTTCAGCGATGGCAGCTCACAGTTTGAAGCAGCCGTCGCAGGATCTTACGTCTGCCGCCTGGCTAATGTCGAATCAATCGACCGACCATCCTACGATGATCCGAATGTCATGCTTCCGAACTTCAAGTTTACATTCGAGACCACTGAGTATGGCGACAGCAACAGCAACGCTTTTCGCTTTGTCAAGTTTACGCGACAGGGCTATGGCTCCGATAAGGCAGCTTTGACTATCCTGCTTGATGGCATGCTCGGACGGCGCTTGACTTCAAGCGAGTTTCACAACCTCGACATCGATTCGCTCCTGGCTAAGGAGTGGATGGTCACTGTCGATGCGAAGCTCAATACACGCGGTTACAACACGAACGCCATCATCAGCGTCTCTCCTGTCACTGCAAAGAAAAAGCTCACGAAGATCGCGCAGCCTGTCATCAAGACTGATGACATATCCGATCCATTCGGCGAGGACGCCAGCGAGTAAACATTACGTTTGCCACTCGCTGTCGCACCAGACACATCATCAGGGGTGTGTCTGGTGTTTTACTTTCATAGGGGTATGAAAATGTACAAACCAGAACAAAAAGCAGAGATGCTATCGAAGGTATTGGAACTGATGGCTGAAGGACACAGCATCAGCAAGTCAGCTGCACTCATCGGAGAGCCACGCGCAATCATATCTAGATGGCTCAATCAAGCAGGTCAGGGTGGAGAATCAACACCACGCGACATTGTGTATACGCTAAAGGAAAAGAGAGAAATCGTTTCCAAAGTCGCGGACATGGTTGTTCAAGGGATAGATCGTCGCGATGCCATTGAAACACATGGCATCGATTCACGACGCTTCAATAAGTGGTTATCAACTGAGCCATCACTTCGAGTCGATTATTTCTTGATCTGCGGAAAAGGTGTGAACACAGGTTATACACGAAAGACGTTTGATGTCATTATGGAATCCATTCGCGGTGGCACATCTGTGCAGCGTGATGGTGCTCGCTGGAAACTTAGACTCGTCGAAGGTGCACTCATGCGCTACGAACTCGATGGTGCAGGTGTTTGGCTATGCAAGGGGTTTGCTACATTGTCGGGAACCGATGTCCTGGCGCGAGATTGGACGGTTATAGAATGAAGTTTTCAGAAGTTGTTCAACACTTGATGCATGGCAAACCGATCACACGCGCATGCTTCGATCATGATGTGTACATCCGATATTCCGATTTGTACGAAGCTTT